TAGCTGAGCACGTTGTCACTGATGATGATAAAGTTAGGCCAGATTTGATGGCTTTAAAGTACTACGGTGATCACACTAAAACTGATATGATTCTAAAATTCAATAGAATTTCTGATCCATTTAGTTTAAATCCCGGCGAAATAATTTTAATTCCCTCGCCAGACACAGCGTATTATAGATTAGAAAGACCTATGGCATTCGAAGATAATATTGTTAAAAGACAATTTATGGATACAAAAAGGTTGAGTAAGAAAGATAAGGCTAGATTGGATGTATTAAAGAAGAAGTACAACAAGGAAACACTTCTGCCACCTAACGTAATTCCGGTTGGTAAAAAGAATTATGAATTTAACGGAAATCAAGTTAGAATGGGTGCTCAAGTGCAAACAGATCCAGTTACTGAGTCTATTACAGCGGAGATTATTGCATCTCAAAATGAAGAAAAAAGTCAAAGAGAGATTGTACTAGAACAACAAGGATCTGACTTTGATGAAGCAACCATTACTGGTAATACTGGTAACAATAATACACAAAACGATCTTACAGATACACAGGTAGATAATCTACTAGATAATAACGCTGGTAAAGGTGGAGCAAATCAAGCGGCGGAAACAAAAGGTGATTCTGCTGATCAAACCGGAGATAACAATAACGGGAAAGATGCACCTGCGAGTAAAAATCCAGGAAATGATCCAGCAAGTGAAGATTCACCTTGTGCAAAATAAGAAGTTAACTAATATATTATAGATGGATTTAGAACACAATATTTTAGCGGTAGTAGAACCAGCTTTAATGCCAACAGAAATAGAAATGTATGCTGCTGGTGAAGAAGAGGGTGGAGATAAACAAACCAAAAACACTGGTAATATCGAACCGTTTATTATGATCAATAAATATGTTTTCGGTAGAGATAATATACAAAGTGTTGATTTAGATTTATCGGGCATTGTACCTAAAGTTTCGGTTAGTGTTGTAGATAATAAACAAGCATTTGATGTAGATCACTATCCAAGAGATGGCGATACACTTGTTCTATTAATAAATTCAAAGAATCAGGAAACATTTAAATCTATTCACATGGATTTTGATATTACAGATATATCTAATGAAAGGGAAGTTGATGGTGAGCCACCTTCTATTAGTTTAAGTGGAGTTGCAAAAATACCTAAACTTTTTGCCGAGAATTGTCAAACTCTAGATGCAGCCGGTTCTTTGGATCACATGGAAATGATTGCTAGAGAATTACAAATAGGATTAGCAACAAATATTGATGCAACTGACGATAGTCAAGCCAGAATACAAGCATATGAAACTTATTTAGAGTTTATAAAATCTGTAGCTAAGGACGCTTACATTGACGAAGAGTCTTTTACTAAATTTTACATAGATCAATATTATTATTTGAATTTTGTAGAAGTAAACAAAATTTTTAATTCTAGCAATCCTGATATAAATGATCTACAAGTGGCATTAGCATCGGTTGGGGTTTCTATGGGTGAATCAGCTGAAACAGAAGGAAAAGATCCAGATGATATTGAGGTTCCACTCATGCTTACTAATAACCGAGAGGTTCAAGGTATGAATAACTACGCCGACAAAGTTGAGCTTATCAACAACTCTAGTAAAATTAGTTTAAAGGCAGGTAACAAGAGAAATATAATGCTATATGATAACAATAGTGATTCAGATAGATTACAACGATTTGATATTGAGCCTTTAAGTTCAACCAATCTCAGAGATATTGAAGAGCCACTAAAGGGTAGAAGAACTGAAGAACGTTACCAAGAAAATGTTAAGTTTAAGTATATGGGTCGTCAAAATGCAGGAGACGATGGTTTAGGTAACACACATAAGAATGCAATTTACTCTAAGTTGTTTCAGAAGCAAAATGAAATGGAAACTCAAAAGATGAAAGTTAAAGTTACTTTAAGTAGTTTTAACCCTGCATTGTATAAGTTCCAAAAAATACCATTGTTGATGTATCATTATGATGGTGTAAAAATTAAGGCAGCAGAAGAAGCACAAGCCAAACAGGATGAAGCTGGTTTTTCGGAGCAAGCTATTGTGCCAGACACTGGTGAAAGAGAAGAAGAATCTAACTCGCAGGTGGTTGATAGATTTTTGACAGGTTTTTATATAATAGAAAATATTAACATTAACTACGACATAGAATCTGGATTATCTCAAGAGGTTACTTTAATTAGAAGAGAGTGGCCGACTAAAGTTGCCGATTTAAAAGAAGCGACCTTTGACGAAAACGCCGATAATGGTGCAGATAATAGTCCACCTCCACCACCAGAGCCAACATCAGAACCAACGCCAGAACCAACACCAGAGCCAACGCCAGAACCAACACCTGAACCAGCACCTGATGTGGAATTAGAAATAGAAATAGGATTTACTAAAACTACATCTCAACAAGATATTCAAGCTACGTTTGGTAATAGTACATATGCTGTATTTGAAGGTACGTGGACTGCAAATAAGGAAGTTGCAGGGTTTGATTCTTGGCAAGCAGATATAGATGATACATTAATTGGACCAAGTTACGGAATGTCAGTTAAGAACAATGGAACATGGGTATTAGATCTCTCACAAACAGGAGAATTTGATCCTCAAACATATGATCTTACTATTCAAATACAAGCAGAGGGCAAAACATTTACAGGAACTTCTTCAGTGGAGGTTACAGAAGAATCTTAATGCCCAAAACATGCAACCAAAATCGAATATATAAGATATGCAGCAAGATTTATATAAACATGCCAAAGAGTTTAAAAAGGGAACTCAACTTAGGACTATTAATGAAGATCCAACTTATTTAAGTTGGTTAATTCTATTTGAAAAGTCTTCAAGAGAATCTCCCCTATTTAACGGTACTGCTGAAAAATATTTATTAGAAACAGTAGGTGGTGATTATGGTAAAAAATTAGCTGCTAATTTAAATGCATTTAAAAAGCTATTATTCAAAATTAACTTAGAACTTCCATGGTTTTGGCAAACTATAAGCGGCTTAGAGCTTTCTCAACAATATAAGAATTTAGCAGAGCCATATTGGGGAGCAGAAGATCCTAAACTAGAGATAGAATGTCTAGAAGAAACTGTTGATTTAACAGCCATTTCTTTAATGGACCTATATAAGAGTGCAGTATATGATTTTAATAGATGGATTGAAATAATTCCACATAACATTAGATATTTTAGAATGCACATCTATGTTTCAGAGATTAGACAATTTCAGCAAGATACACATGCTAAAGATTTAGATGCCTCGTATAAAAGAAGTTCTCCAGTACATAAAGATGCTAAAGAGCCTCAGCCTATTCACGAGACCTTGAATCTAACCGCAAAACCTTTTATCAAATTACAATTTGATTTTTGTGAATTTGACATTGATTCAATAGCTACAATGTATGCAGACTTAGGTAAAAACCCAGAGTTAAGAAAACCTAAAATTGCAATTAAGTGGAAATCTGTAACTCAATCAGGATCAAAATATCCAAATGAAGCAGAAGTACAAGAAGGTCTTGGTGTTGTTGGAAATCCAAACCCATATGATTTCGGTCCATTTGATCCAAAGCAAGCTATCAAAGATGCAGCTAATGATAAATTAAAGTCTATCAAAGATGGTGTAATGGGTAAAATAGATAATTTTAAAGGTGCGTTTTCTCAAGATCCAAATGGATTAGCTAACGTATATGGTAGTAGATTGGGTGTAAGTGGTCCTTTGGCTAGTTTGGCTGATCAAGCACTTGAAAGTGCAACTGCAGCTTTATTATTAGGTAATGTACACGGAGCTGGCGGATTAGGAAGTATACAAGACGCTATTTCTTCGGGAAGTGTAAATGCAATCGCTAACTTAGCTGGACAACTATTTACTAACAATAGTAATAATGAATCAGGAGACATGTCTCCAGGTAATATTTACCCAGCCGATAATTTTGTACAAGACTCCTCACCTGATGGTAATATTTCTCCTAAGAAAGTATACGATGACATACCAGCCGACAGTGACGAGCTTGGTAGCGATAATGTATATGGCGGAATAAATACAGGTGTAGATTCAACACCAGACGGTAACTTAAACGATAACGTACATGAATGATAAAGAGCTTTACAAAGACAACATTAGAGAAACTCACTGGCTTGGTGAGGTAGTTGTCAACGAGGATCCATTATTACAAGGAAGATGTAGGGTAAAGGTTTATGGTAAATTTGACACATTAACAGAAGACGCTATTCCATGGGCAACACCTATGAATAGAGATCAAGTCGGCGCTCATTCGGTTCCTCGAGTTGGCGATATAGTTGCAGTTAGATTTGACAATGGAAATATTTACCACCCAGAATATTGGTTTCAAATAGACCAAAATGATGATCTTAAGGGTGATGTTTTAGAATCATCGGACGCGCCACATGATGTAATCAGTTTAGTATACGATGCGGAAAGAAACTTAAGGATATATCATTCTCCTGAAGATGGGCTAATCATTACACGCGGTAGTGGTGCCAAAGAAAGACCTATGATTCAGATTGATGAAGATGGTTTTATTAAAATTTCAACAGATGATAAAGTGTTTTTAGATTGTGGTGATATTTTCGTTTCTAATACCGGTGAAGGCGGAGCAGACGAAACTGAACCTGCAGTGAGAGGTCAATCTTTACAAGATTGGTTACAAGCATTATTGGATGACTATAATGCACATATACACCCAACTGGAGTTGGGCCATCTGGACCTCCAATGCCACCAACACCGGCGACAGTAGCAAAATTATCAAGTACTCATATTAACTATCAACAAAAGAATAAGTAATTATGCCCGTAATCTGGCCATCATTTATAAGCGCTGCTGCCAATACGATCTCAAGCCATCAGTTTACAAAACCTGGTGGGCTAGCAACGCAATCATATGAGACACCTAAAGTTGGAGCAGATCAAGTAAATATTTTTCCACCAACACCTGCACTTGCAAATGCAGTAAAGCCAGGAAATCCACTAAACGCAAACTTAGCCACTAATCCTTCTCAGTTTACTAATATAGGCAATACAAATCCCTTAAGTGGCAGATATGACTTTGGTGTTGCAATAGCGCAGGACTATTTAGATGCAGTAAAAGGTGCTGCAATGACACCAGTTGGAGCAACGCATACCAACAACGGTGCGGCTGAAGAATTTCTAAAGAATGGATATGGCTTAGTATTTGAAAGATTATTAAAAGAAGGTGATATTCCATTAATGGATCAAAAGGATGAAGATGGCAATATCACAGAAATGGGAAAAGAATCACATCCAGATTATGCTGACCTTTGTCCTGAACCAATTGTACCACCAGATCCAATAGAAGAACAAAAGAAAATAGATAAGAAATTTTCTAAGTTTATAAATGAAAATAAAGATAATCCTAAATATGACTTATATAAATTTAGGTTTTTTCAATTTCATTGCTTAGATGGCAAAGAATCTGCAAGTGATATTATTGATTTATTCGCAAATAGACTTTTACAGCAATTTGATAAAATAGGTAGTTTAAACGGCCAATTTAATTATATTAGATGGGCCACGAGTTTAGGTAAGGCAAATTACGAAGACTTTGTCGCAAATAATTACTACTATGCTAGTAGCCAATGGAAGCAAAGATTCCCGTATGTAAACGTAGAAACTCAAGTAAGAAACGATATAAAAAATGCAGGCTATGATAATTGGAAACAAATAGTAGATGGTGTTTCTAGAGTATTTAAAGAAGCAATAGATGTTGCGTTTCCAGCATATGAGGTTACGGTGGCTGCAAGCGGTAATAGAAGCGAATACGTTTATGCTGAAAATGATTTATTTAAAAGGCTATCACTTGGTAGAAAGGCAGAAACTCCAATGCCATCACCAGACCTAAGTGAAGATGTGCTTTGTCCACTAGACGAATATAAGTGTCAGGTCTCTTTTAATAGAGAACGTGATTTACCACAACATGAAAGCAAAAGACCTAGGATACTGACTGATAGTGTAATAGCATTCTTTTCATATGATAGTAGTACAATAAAATCTGTAAATCAATATTCTAGTACAGGTAATTTAGGTAATTTAAATCTAGAAGAAGGTGAGGCACCCAACATTGTATTAAACGATAGTAATAAAATTCTATGGTGGGACAAAAATAATCAATATGTGAAAAATGAATATGTTGAATTAGAATATGAAAGACATTGGGCAAAAATACCAAACGCAGTATCTAACATAAGTCCGAATGCCACTGACGCTAAGGCAGTTTTAGATCAGTTTTTAGAAATAGATCCAAAAAATGGTGGAACTGTTTTTAAATTTCAATATTTTCAAGCTGAAAAATCAAAAGAAGAAGCAGATGCATGTGATGAGCAAGAAGAAGGTGCAGATATAAACTTTACATGGCCAGGTGGTGACCCATATGAAGAAATGGCAGCTGTCACCATAACTTACTGGTATTTGTGTATTGTAAAACCATTTGCCCCAAGTACGCCAATGCCACCTGCATTAATTACAGCGCCACTGACTGGTATTTATGTACCGATTTATTATGGTGGAAAAACTAGATTAGCTAATAACCTAAGAAGAGCTTGGAATTCTGGTAAATCATTTATGATTCCACCAACTAAACCACCTGCAACAGTTGTCGCAACTGCTTTGGCAGCGACATATGCAATGCACTTATTAGAATTTAAATTATTATATCTTGGAGGTATTCCAACACCTGCTGGCCCAGTGCCTATGGTAGGTTTTGTACCTGTCGTGTTCTAAAAAATAGAAGGATATATAATATGTTACACTCTTAATATAAAAATAAATGACAAACAAAACAAAAAGGGCTAGAATCGGCGAAACTACGGTCGTTCTAGATGCAAAGAAGGTACAATCAGAAACCGAAACAGTAGTTGACGAAAAGGCTAAAGTCGAAGAAACCGACGGAAACGAACAGTGGTACAATGAGGCAGGAGAATTTCAATGGGATGACTATGAAGCTTCATGTGTAACAAGACTTAGAAAACCAAATCCACATATTAAAACTAGAAACGGAGACAAAGTGTACTCTAGAGAAGTCTATGCTCAAGAGCTATATGACAAAATGGAGCAATACGAGTCTAACGTTAACATGTTACCTGAATTACAAGAAGGTGCAATTTATGAAGGTACAGTATATGCTGTGACTTCAGATTGGATTACAGTAGATGTAGGATACAGAGAGTCAGTTTATATTAAGTTTGAAAAAGAACCTGAGTATGTGCAAGCACTTAAACCTGGTGAAACTACTTCAGTCTTAATTACAACATATAGACCTGGATCACATGTTATTGGAAGCATCAGTGGTGGTGTTAAGCAAAAAACATTTATGGATCTTAGAGATGGTGTTGAAAAAGGTGACACCGCTTGGGTAGGTACAGTTGTAAATATGATAGAAAACGGAGGTTACATAGTTAACGTTCAAGGAATAGATTGCTTTATGCCTGGATCATTAGCTGGAATCAATAAATTACATGACTTTAGTTCTATCATTGGAACAGAAATGTATGTGGTTCCTGTTAGTTTCTCACCAGACAGAGGCACATTAGTCGTTTCGCATAGAAAGTATTTACAAGCTATGATTCCTACAGCAATAGAAGAATTAAAAGAAACTATTGATAATGAGAAAACAGGTCATGTAACTGGTACTGCTAAGTACGGTGTATTTGTTGAGTTTAATAAGTGCCTAACTGGTATGATTCACAATAATGATTTAGATGAAGAAACATTGGTTAAATTTAAAAAGAGAGAAATTAAACCAGGTGATGAGATTGCATTTAAAGTTAAAGACATTGTAAGTGAAAAGAAGATTACATTGACACAAAAAGCTAACGTAGAGGTAAATCCTTGGGCAGATATTACTACAAGATACCAAATTCCATCTAATGTAACTGCTAAAGTTAAAACTAAAAAAGATTATGGGCTATTTATAACCATCGAAGATGGTGTTACAGGATTGTTACATATCAGTGAAATAGGGGAAGAAACTATGTCTGTATTTAAACCTGGAGATGAGATCACGGTTCAAATTACAAGAATAGATGTAGACTCTATGAAAGTATTTCTTAAACTACCACAATAAGTTCAACGAGAGTGTGATATATAATCAAACGGTAATATCATACTCTAGATGCAAAAACTTAATTTAAAATCTACAAAGGAACAGATCTTGAACTCTGCACAAATAGGTGTAGAGTTCGAGTTCTATTCTAACCATAGTCTTAAAGAGACTCAAGATGCCTTGTCTAAACTTCTAAATAGAAAGATTCAATTAGAAGATAAGGCACATTCTGATTTCGTACCGGACGATAAAGTATTTAAAATGGAACCTGATATGTCAGGTGGAAAAGGACTAATAGAATTAGTTACTGGACCTATTCCATACAGAAATGCTAGAATTATTATCGTTAAGATGTTGGATTGGATTGATCAAAACGGTTACACAAATGACAGAGCAAGTATTCACTTAAACATGTCATTTAAAGAGGAGTATTTAGAAGATGCTTTGATGGTATCTAAAATGAATGTACTTAAATTTATTTTAGAGTTTGATGAGGCACAGGTTTATAATTTCTTCCCTTCTCGAGAAGGTTCTACATATGCAAAAAGTATAAAGTGGGTGATGCCAGCTAGAGATGCATACTGGTATGATGATGATCACATTTCCCCAATGAATTTTAAATTTGCTAATTCTAAATATTATGGCATTAACTTTGAAAAGGCACAAAAGAATTATTTAGAATTTAGATATATTGGTGGTAAAGATTACCAAAAACAAAAGGAGCAAATTCTATATCTATGTGAAAGGTTTATTATGCAGATGTGGAAATCATGTAATGATAGTAGATTTTCTTTACAAAATAGAGTCGAATTAAAAAGAATTCTAAATAAAAATAAACCACTTATTGAGTCTCTAAAAGATTATAAGAAACTAAACGAATATTTTCCAAAAATTCACGTGCTAGTAGATTTACAAGACAACGAACAAATGATTAAAGTTCAATGGCCTAAAATAAAGGATAAAGTAATAGATTTAATTTCTAACGGATCTATGGAAAAAGGACTTATAAATTACGATTCTGATTATGGAACAATTCAAATAAAGGATGGTGTATTTAAAACCATATACATTTTAGATGGCTACGAGTTTATTGATTGTGAATTAAGAGGTAATATTGAGAATTCTGAATTTTACAATTGTAATATTGAGGGATCAATGCTTACGAGGTGTAATCTTTATCAAAGCACTGAAGTAAAAGATAGTAAAATCGAGTCATGTTATGTGCACGGTAGTTCTACTGCGACAAATTGTTTTGTGTTCGGAAGAGACGGTGTATTTAAAGGAAGGCTAATCGGTGGTATATACAGAGAAGGCTTTTTAGGAAAAGACGCTAGAGTTGGCGATACTACTGAGGTGGTAGTTAGTAAAAAAATAAAATAAAAGATGAGTTTAATTAAAAGCGGAAGCAATAATGATTTAACAACACCTAGAGATTTTGGTAATAATTGTCTAAACGATTTTTTAACAGAAATTGCAGATGAAATTACAGGTGCATGTATGTTGCCTGTAAACTTACCGCAAAAAGAAGTTATTAACATAATTAACAGGGCTAAAAAATGGATGTATAAGAAATATGAGGATTCTGTAAGAGAAAACTATTATCACATTCCATTTGAAGTATTTAACTCAGAATACTTTAAAGAAAACAGAGCGCTTAATTTGCCTGCTCCTGCCCCTTCTGGTACACCAGGAGCCGGTGGAGGTGGAGTCTTTTCAGTATATGGTGTATATGATTTAAGTTCTGGATGGAACTCAGTTGGATCGGGTATGGACCTTAGATTCCAACCAGGAGCTGATTTTGCATTAGAAAGAATGTTGTTTAGAAACATGTACAATGGTTCTGGTCCAGCTGAAGCTGCAGAAGAATTACAATACTATGTACTAAACGCATCTTTAGCCGATATGTCTAGACAGATTCTAGAAAATCCAATTTCATATCAATATCAGAGATTGACTGGAGAATTAAAGATCATGGGTGATACACCTAAGGGAGACGTTATATTGGAATTGTTTGAGACTATCCCAGACTGTGCCCTATTTGACGATGAAATATTTTTTAGATATGTTAGTGCTAAAATTAAACAGTCGCTGGGTGCTAAATTAGGTATCTTTAAATTTGCATTACCTGGTAATGTTGAATTTGATTATAGTGCAATCAAGGACATGGGTGATAGTGAATTAGAAGCAATAGAAGAAGAAATCAAAGGAGATGAAGGCGTAGACTTCATGTTCCATAGTTAAAAAATTGAGATACATATATAAATGGATTTTTATATAAAGACTTTAGGAGACCCAAATTATAATCGCACACAGGTTCAAACCAACGGTGAGATAGAACAACTAGTACAACAAGTTGAAACTATTTTATTTACTGGAAAGGCTGATGTGTTAGGGTCACCAGGGTTTGGCTGTGATTTAGAAAATTACATATATTCATTAGGATATAACGAAGGCCAATTAAAGGACGTATTAGATACACAAATAAAATATTACTGTCCTTTAGCTCAAAAATATAATGTTGCTACTAAAGTACAATTCTTTAAAGGTAGCGTTAGAGATATTGCATATATTGATATAACAATAGATAGTAAATATCTTGTACAATTAAATATTAGATAACAATGGCTGAATTAAAATTTTTAAGTACATTAAGAACAACTGCGACGCAAATTAAAGACGATGCTAGAGTTTATATTTCTAGAATCTATGGTCGTGCAGGTACTTTATTTACAGAGGCATCTCCATTTGCACAGATACTTTCAGTTATGTCTGAAATTCAAGAACTGATATTATTCTATCTTGAGGATGCGATAGTAGAGCAGAACATATACACTGCACAACACGTTGAATCTATTTATGGTATGAGTAGATTGACAGGGCATGATGCTACTAGAGGATTTGCCGCTACTGGAGAAATAGAATTTAGATGGAAACCAGGTGTAGATTTTGATAAAATATCTGGCTCTGGAATAACTATCGATAGTAGAGCAGAATTAAAATTTGATCTGAATGGTTTAACATATACACTATTAACCGATAAGGACAGATTTAGATTAGAAAAAAGTAATAGCACTAAAATTAGTACTGCTATTATTCAAGGTAAATTTCAAACACAATCATTCACAGGTGATGGTGAACCATTGCAATCTATTAACGTACAAACTGCTGGACTTTCAGATCATAGCAAAATAACTGTTAGTGTTAATGGAGAAGTTTGGACTAAACAAGAATCTTTATATGATTTACACAGAGACGAAAAAGCGTACTTAGTAAAGACTGGAATTTCTGGTGGACTAGACGTTTATTTTGGAAATACCGCATTCGGTATGAGACCTCCAGTTGGATCTAAGATAGAAGTAGAGTATGTTGTTCATGATGGTAAAAAAGGTAATATAGACGATTCTAATGACTTAACTTTAAAATGGATGGCTCAAGGTGAAGATTCTGTTGGAGAACAACACGATCTAAATAATTTCTTAGATATTACTGTTACATCATCGCCTAAAATGGGAACAGATAGAGAGTCTACTCAGTTTACTAAGATAATGACTCCGCTTGCTAGTAAGTCTTTTGTGTTAGCAACACCAGATAATTACGAATATTTCTTATCAAGATATGGCATATTCTCATATTTAGATGCTTATAATACAACCGAAGATCAATATTTAGATGACGATAATGTAATTTATAT